CATTATGCGATACCTACATTTTCTTTAGTTTTTATAGTTATGTAATTATTATTATCATTCTCATCATTGATTTGAATAATATCAAAAGTTCTTGAACCAAATAATATTCTTTGTGCTGTAGATAAACCACTTCTATATCTTATTAAAAATTCGTGTGTATGTGGGTTCTCTACTTGTCTTCCTGTCTTATCGCTGAATACTTGACTACCACTCTTTGGTGTTATTTTAGCAAATGCAGTTATAACAGTAGAATAACTTGGTGAAGAATATCCACCATAGCCATCTGCACCCTGACTCAAACTTTGTATCGTGATTGAGTTTTTTAATTTGCCTACTCTTGATACTGACATTTTATATTCCTAGTGGTGAGTTTAATCTTTTAATCTTAAATGGTTCTAATAACATTCCTAATGTTTTAGGTATCATATTAACCGACATACTTGTTGCTACTTCTCTATTCTCATAAAGATGTAAAGCTAAAACTTTTATTGCGTGTATAAGTAGTTTAGGTGTACTTGCCGCTGTATCACTATTAGAAGTACCATAACCTGCTTTATATTGTATTTCATAAGCATTAGCATTTCTTAACTCTGATGCTGTTGGCCAGGAAACTCCGTTTTTTAGAACTACTCTACCTTGTTGACTTGATGTATCTACATAATAGTTACTTGCTGAAAATGTACTTGCAGAATTATCATTGTCATAATATTTAACGTGATCTACAGATATTAAATTAGGTTTAGGTAACACTATATAGTTAGAGTTAGCTTGTAAGTCTGCACCTGTATATACACCCTCTTGTAATTTTTCATCAGCATAAAAAGGCAATCTATCTAAAAATAGTTGTTGTATTTGATATGTAATTGCTCTGCCTGTGTATTGCTCTGCCATATCTTGTGCAAGAAATACCAAAGACTCAATGAGTGTATTTTCTGTACTGTCTGAACTATCTATTCTTGCGAATGCTTTAAATTCAGCGATACTAACTACATTGGTTACCCAAGCTGTTTGTGTTGTTAATCCACTCATTGTTTATCCTTATTTTTTTTTACCGAATATTTTTTTAACAATACTCTTTTTTTCTTTTTTTTGTACTTCAGTTACAACTTTCTTTTCAGTTACAGGTTTAACTTGTTCTGCAACACCATTGTTTAACCATTTAGAAGCTAATTTCATTTGCCATGCTTCTGACATATCAAGTTCGCTATCTTTTTTATAAACTAAAGTTTCTGAACCTGCTTCATTAGCTGTTGCTAATTTATCTTGTTTCATTTTTATTTTCATAGTTTCTCCTTTAAATTTTATTTAATTAAAGGGCGAAGTTCCACTCTCGCTTTCCTCCGCCCTAAAATATTAACTTACGTTAATTATTAGTCGTTTGCTTGGTTAGCAGTTGGTCCAGAGATTGGATCTCCTAATACAACTGATAAACCTACGATAGTACCTGTAGAGTGAGTACCTGCGTGAGTTACTACACCTCTTACATATCTTTTACCACCAACATAACCTAACTTGTAGGCTTGTGCCGCATGTGCAGGTGCATCTACCACTTGGAAGATACCACTACCATCAACTGTACCACCAGTAACGAATGTGTTGTTAGTTACAGCCGCAAACCCTGAAGCTGGAGCATCTGAATCTTCTAAAGAAAAAGAAAATTTATTTGTTCCGTTCAAAGTTATACCAGCCGCACCCACGTCAGCAACTAAAGTAACAGATTGAAACCCTTGAGTATCAATACCTGTACCATTTGCTGATGCAGTTCTGACAACAGCAGACAAACTGTGATCAACTTTAACATTTTGTGCTAAATCTTTCATTGTTTATTTCTCCTATTGTTAATTACTGTATAGTAATTGTTGTTATTGCTTCTGGTAAGATTACCTGTCCACCAACACGTCTTCTAGCAATGTATCTTACATTACCTGAACTCGCTTGTGTGAAAGGATCTCTCATAATTGAAAGACTTACTCTGTCCACAATCATGTATGCTCTTCTGATGTCACCAAATACAACTGGTAACGTACCATCTGCTATGTTTGCCAAATCAGATGCTTCAACAACTGGGTGTCCTAATAAATTAGAACCGATTCCCATTTGATAAATTCCTGGTTGGAAAATATATTGGTTAGCACCATCTTTCAATTTTCTAATTGCAGATAGTGTTGATCTGTTGAACAACCAAGTAGCATTTCTCATGTACTCAGATTTTACATTATGTGCCGCACCGATTAAATCGTCTGCCGCTAATGCATCATTTGCCGCTGTAGTGATAGTTCCAACACTGCTATTCGTGATAAGACCTTGTGGCTTACCAATTGAATCACCAGATATGAAAGCCGCACCTTCTGCTTTTGCAAATTGTTCTGTGAACTCAGAGTTCATTTCTGCTTCAAGATTGAAAACTGAATCTTCAAGTTCTTGTTCAGAAATATCAACTAAGGCATACAGTTCGTGTGCTGGAATTTCTTCCATGCCAACTGCGTATCCAGTTGTTTCACTTCTAGTACCTTGTTCAGCAACCCAATTAGCAGTAAAAGTTCCTGTTCTTTTTGGAACTTGAATGCTTCTTTGAGATGTTGTTCTTACTCTAGCAAGTGATCTTACTGGGCTATACTCGATTATACCTTTGATTAACTCTCTCACGTACTCAGGTGGAGCAAGGTAACCAGCAGTATTGTCATTAGATACAGTTAAAACTTTAACCTCGTCTGGAGAAAGTCCATCTTTACCTTTTCTTATCCATTTGTCATATACTTTCTTTTGAATTGATTCAACTGGTGAACCTTTTCCAAAATCAGGTCTTGACATAATAGTTTCTAACTTTGCCATTTGTTCTTGTGCAGATTTTGCAGTTACTTCTTGTGCTTTTAAAGATTTCTCAATATCAGCAAACTTATCTAATTCTTTGTCGATTTTAGATAGTTTTTCTTCAGTAACTGGATCAGAAGCACCTTTGCTTTCGATCTGTTTTAATCTTTCATCATTCGCATCTTTGAAAGACTCAAACGTCTTGCCAAGAGTTTCAACAGCAGATTTTACTTCGTTATTATCCATTGTGTTTTTCCTCATTGTTATTGTTTGATTATGTTAGCAACTTTATTTATTAAATCTGCTAACTGTTTGTTTTCATCACCAGCATCTCGCTGTGATAAAGAATCAGATAATGCTTTCGCACCGATCTTAGATTCTGTCCGAGAAAGACCTCCTGCTTCACGCAAGATTTTTTCCCACTCTCGAATATTTTTAGCATTACCTTTTACAGTTTCAATCAAAGCACTTTCATTCATTGGGAAAGTTACTAAACTGATTTCCATAAGATCAACTTCTTTAAGAGTTCTAGTACCTCTTTTACTTTCGTTGTATCCTTGCTTTTCAGGGTCTGCTCTAAATCCTATTGACATACCATCTAATGCACCCATCTTTAATAGTTCGTATGCTTCACGACCTTTTTGAGTACCCATAGCTAGTTTGCCTTTTACGAATAAACCTTTTTCATCTTCGTACATATCCTCAAATACTCCGATAGGTTCATCTGTTTTATGTTGATATAATAATTTTACTTTTCTTGCTGGTCTTTGTTCTAAAGATTTTGTGAATGCACCTTTTTGCATTATATCACTACCTTGATCTTCATTACCAAATATAGAACCATAACCAGTAAAAGTTCCTTTTTCACCGTTTGCCTTTACTTCTGAATGAAAGGTTAATTTTTTAATTTCTGTATCGCATTGACAAACTCCGTCATCTTGACATACACAAACACTTTTCATTGGTTTCTTTTTAGGTTTCTTATGATACTTATCTTCTTCTTCTTCTGATCCATAACCTTTGCTAATTGCTTCTTCATAAGCAGAGTGAGTACCACAAGGCATAAAAATTGTTTTGCCATCTTTGTCCATACTGTGAACACCTACACAACCTATCTCTTTTGCTTTATCTCTAGCTTCAGTGGGGTTGTCAAACATATCTTCTTCTCTTGCTTCTTTCATATCATCTTCTGGTTTTTTTGCTTTAGATGAGATAACATCTGTCAAAGACTTTATAGCTTGTCCCATCTTTTCTATATCGTTCATAGAATATTCCTCCTGTTTTCTATTTTCGTATTGAGAACTACATACTGCTAATCTTTGATCAGTTGCTGGATATTCAGAAGTAGTCTTGTCATCTGACATACATCTACTCATAAAATCCTCTCTCGTTTCATTATTATTTGGTTTTACTAAAGGCATTATTATCTTTTAATTAACCCTCTAATTTTTTTTACCCATTTGTATTTATCGTTACTTCTACAAATACATATTCCTATTATTATTCCAATTATTATTTCCATTTTGTTTCTCCTTATAAGAAGTCAGGTGTAGTATAAATTGCTGCACACCGACAGTTGATAGTATTACCTGCTGACCCTCTTGGATCTCCAGGATATTTTAAAAGTTCTCCACCTACAACAAAGCTACTTTCTAATGCAGTCTTTTGACCACTAGCTATTGCGTGAGTAATTCTTGTTCTTTCATCTTGT